TGTTGATAATATACCTGTTCGAAAGATAGAGTTCGGTAGTGTTTTCGAAGCTCGTAAGTGGACCAGGGAAGTTAAAGAGACCCATGGCCGAGAGTTTTGGGGATTGACCAACTTTCTTTATACCTATATCAATGATACATTTCCTGGAGCAGTCAAGTACGATGCATCCAAGATAAGAGTAGGTACCATTGATATTGAGGTTGCTGCTGATGAAGGATTTCCCAATGTTAGGGCGGCCGAAAAACCTATTACTGCAATCACACTACAATACAAAAAGCAAATCATTGTATGGGGATGTGGTAAATTTGAGAATCCAGATTCTGATAAGATAAGATACTTTAAATGTAGGGATGAAGAAGACCTTCTTTTAAAATTTATCAAGACGTGGCGATATTTGGATCTTGATGTTATCACTGGTTGGAATATAGAATTCTTTGATATGCCTTATATCATCAATCGCATAAAGAATGTGTTTATTGATGGTGTAACATTTACAGAATATGATAAGGAAAGCAATAGAGACGTTGTAGTTGCTGTTGCTGGTGGTTTCGATGTAGCCAGATTATTGTCTCCATTTCGGTTACTAGAAGAGAGAGAAATCGGTCCGAACAAACAACAGACGTATCACGTACTTGGTACGAACATCATAGACTATCTTTCTGCTTATAGAAAGTTTACATACACGCAGCAAGAGAGCTATTCACTAGACAACATTGCCAATGTTGAATTGGGCGAGCGTAAACTTGATTATAGTGAGTATGATGGGCTACTGGGTCTATACAAAAATAATTATCAGAAGTTTATTGAATACAATATTCGAGATGTGGAATTGGTTGTACGTCTTGATGAAAAGATGAAGCTGTTAGACTTAATATATGCAATCGCGTACGATGGTAAAGTTAATCTTAATGATGCATTTACTTCTGTTCGTATGTGGGACATAATTATTCATAATTATTTGATGAAAAACAACGTCGTTGTTCCTAACAATAGTATTCAAGACAGAGAAAGACAAATTGAAGGAGCTTATGTAAAGGATCCTATTATAGGTATGCATAAGTGGATTGTTTCATTTGATCTTAACAGTCTGTATCCTCATTTGATTATGCAATATAACATCTCTCCGGAAACATATATTAGAGTTATTCCATCCGAGCTAATTCAACCGAGAGTGTCAATTCCAGAATTGATTGAAGGTATATTAGATCGACCAGACGTAAGAGAGTACATCGACAAACATGATGTTACTGTGACGGGAACTGGTGGAATGTATACGAGAAAGCATAAAGGATTTCTTCCTCACTTAATGGAGAGGGTGTATACAGATCGATCTGTGTGGAAGAATAAGATGATTGAGGCACAACGGGAGTATCAAAAAAACCCATCGAAAGAGCTTGAGTATGAAATAGCTAAATGTAATAATATGCAGATGGCTAAAAAGATTCAATTAAACTCTGCTTATGGTGCGCTTGCAAACCAATATTTTAGGTGGTTCGATAATAGATATGCAGAGTCTGTTACAATGTCCGGACAGCTATCTATTCGTTGGATAGAAAAGCATATGAATAGGTATTTGAATGAGAAACTTAAAACTAAGGACGTTGATTATGTTATTGCGTGCGATACAGATTCGATGTATATCACTCTTGACAAGTATGTTGATCAAGCAATTGAAAACAAAGAAATTACACCAGAGGGTGACATGGTCTCCTTTTTGGATGATGTGGCTAGAGAAAAACTGGAACCTTTTATTGATCTATGTTATAAGGACCTTGCTACATATGTTAATGCCATTGACCAAAAAATGATAATGAAGAGAGAGGCAATTGCAGATAAAGGGATATGGACAGCCAAGAAGCATTATGTATTAAGTGTTCACGATATGGAAGGGGTAAGATTTAAGACTCCTTCATTGAAAGTCATGGGCATTGAAGCTGTTCGTTCATCTACACCAGCAGTGTGTCGCTCTAAGATTAAAGAAGCTATTGCAGAGATAATGTATCAGGACGAAGACAAGTTGATCAATTTTGTCAGTTCTTTTAGAAAACTGTTTTATTCATTACCATTTGAAGACGTAGCCTTTCCAAGAGGAATATCTAATCTCGACAAATATATTAATGGTAAGTCATATAAAAAAGGTACTCCTATTCATGTACGTGGAGCAATTGTATTCAATGGAATGTTAGATGAATATGATTTAAAAGGACAGTATCAAGAAATTTTTACTGGTGAGAAGATTAAGTTTTGTTACCTAAAGCTCCCTAATCCAGCACGTGAGAATGTAATATCTGTGGCAAGTGCTTTACCTAAACAGTTTGGTATAGATAAATATATCGATTATGAAAAACAATTCGACAAATCATTTATAGAACCTATGAAAACAATAACAGATGCTATTGGGTGGAAACTAGAGAAAGTTGTCACCCTCGAAGATTTCTGGAACTAGGAGACAATTATGGCAGTCAAGAACGATCTTGGGCTTGAAGATTTTGATTTTGGATTCACAGCAGTTGATGAATCAGAACTCGAATCAGTACAGGCTTTGGAGAAAAAAGCTGCAGAGACAACAGATTCTGCGTTGACTATACAGCAGAAATTGGATAAGATGTATAATGCAATACAGCCATTGCTTACCAACCTTCAGAAAAATCCTGAGAAGGATTACATATACTGGCCTTCGCGGCAAGATAGAGTTGAAGAGTTTAGAGACAAGTTGACAGAATTATATAAATCCTAGGAGTTTCTTATGGGTGACTTTTTTCGTAATTTGGTCGAAGACCTTAAAGACGAAGACACAACAATTGCTGCCGATGGTTTAGGAGCAGCAGAATACACTGGTACAGTTGATACTGGATCATACATTCTCAATGGAGTATTGAGCGGCAGTATATATGGTGGTGTACCTAATAATAAGGTAACTGCCTTTGCTGGTGAAAGTGCAACCGGGAAAACGTTTTTTGTTTTAGGTGTCGTTGGACAATTTCTTAGCGACAACCCTACTGGCGGCATAATCTATTATGATTCTGAAGCTGCTGTTACAAAACAGATGATGGAAGAAAGAGGCCTCGATCCAACTAGGGTTGTTATCTCAGAGCCTGACACGATCCAGAAGTTCAGGTCTCATGTTCTTAAAACTCTCGATATGTATGAGAAGACACCTGAGAGCGATCGTCCACCTATGATGATGGTTCTTGATAGTCTAGGTCTACTATCGTCAGAAAAAGAAGTATCAGATACACTCGAAGGCAAAGACGTACGTGACATGACTAAGTCACAGTTGATTAAAGGTGCGTTCAGAGTGATTACATTGAAGTGTGCCAAACTAAATGTTCCAATGCTGGTTTGCAATCACGTATATGAAATTATAGGATCATATGTTCCTATGAAAGAAATGGGTGGTGGCAGTGGTCTAAAATATGCAGCATCGACAATTGTATATCTTTCGAAGAGAAAGGTAAGAGATGGTACAGAGATTATTGGTAATGAAATCAAATGCAAGATGTATAAGTCTAGGCTTGCAAAAGAAAATAGTGAGGTTACAGTCTCTTTAGATTACAAGAAGGGACTCGATCGATACTTTGGGTTACCAGAGCTTGGAGAAAAGCATGGTATCTTTAAAAAGAGTGGAAACAGATTAGAGCTTCCAGATGGATCTAAAGTATATACGAAGGTGATGTTAAAAGAACCAGATAAGTACATTGTTCCATACCTTGAACAATTAGAAGAAGCAGCTCAAAAAGAATTTAGCTATGGAGGGGAAGGTTGATAGAACAAACTATCATCTCGAGCTTAGTTAGTAATAATGACTTTATGCGGAAAGCTATTCCGCATCTTAGGGAAGAGTTTTTTCACGATGTATTAGAGAAAACGATTTTCAACCTCGTTTCTGATTATATTCAGAAGTACAACAAATCACCAACCAAATCTTCCTTGCAGATTGATCTCTCTAATATGGATACCCTATCAGAGGATCAATTCAAAGGGTGTGAAGCGATAATAAATAATATATCTAATGAAGTATTGGATTTAGATTATTTGCTTGACACTACAGAGAAGTTCTGTAAGGACAAGTCTGTATATAATGCGTTGATGGAATCAATCAAAATTCTAGATAGTAGTGAATCGAAAGACAGTATTCCTGATCTATTACAAAAAGCATTGAGTGTAACATTTGACCCATCTATAGGACATGACTTAATAGAGGATTGGGAAGCTGCGTATGAGTTCTATCATAGAAGAGAAGAAAAAATTCAATTTGATATCGATTATCTCAACAAGTGTACACAAGGTGGTCTCCCTAGGAAATCTCTTAATGTCGTTCTTGCTGGTACTAATGTTGGTAAGTCTATGGCTCTTTGTCATTTTGCTGCTTCTAATCTTTCTTCCGGTCATGATGTTTTGTACATTACTATGGAAATGGCTGAGGAAAGAATTGCCGAACGGATATACGCAAACTTAATGGATATCCCTATCGGACAATTGTCTGATTTGCCTAAGCAAGACTTTGAGCGTAAGATTAATCAAATAGAACAGAAAACTCAGGGTAGGTTGGTTATTAAGGAGTATCCAACAGCAAGTGCACATTCAGGACATTTTGAAGCATTATTACAAGAATTGAGAACGAAAAGAAACTTTATTCC